CAAACAAAAAATCCTTATTGCACTTGCCAAAGAAACATATACATGGGCGGTGAATAAAGGTATAGCAAAGGAACAGGCCAGGGCTGTTCTGCCCGAAGGCAATACTGTTTCTCGTTTGTATATGAATGGAACTTTGCGTAGTTGGATTCACTACATACAACTCCGTTCAGCAAATGGCACACAGAAAGAACACATTCAAATTGCACAGAAATGTGCTGAAGTAATCGCCAAAGTATTTCCGATGGCGAATGAATTTGTAACAAAATAATAATAACAATTTGGAGTATTGAATGTCAGACATTGTTCACGGCATCACCGTTGATTTCTCTCGTGATTCCTTATTTGATGAATTAGGTTTAAAACGATTAAAAGAAAGCTATATGAGAGAAGATGAAACTTCTCCACAAGAAAGGTTCGCATATGTATCTAAATCTTTTGGGACGGATTTGGCACACTCGCAAAGGCTCTATGAGTATAGCTCTAGACATTGGCTTTCTTATTCTACTCCCATTTTATCTTTTGGTCGGTCTAAGCGTGGTCTTCCCATTTCTTGTTTTCTCCCGTATTTGGATGATTCTGCGGAAGGTCTGGTTGATTGTTTATCGGAAGTTAATTGGCTCTCAATGTTAGGAGGCGGTGTTGGAATTGGTATTGGAATTCGTTCGGCTGACGACAAATCTGTTGGCGTCATGCCTCATCTTCGCACTTATGATGCTTCTAGTTTGGCTTACAGGCAGGGCCGCACCCGGCGTGGCTCTTACGCTGCTTATCTTGACATTAGCCATCCTGACATTCTCATATTTTTGGAGATGAGAAAACCAACAGGCGACCAGAATATGCGTTGTCTGAATCTACATCACGGTATTAATATTACCGATGATTTCATGCACTTGGTTGAAAAGTGTATGCTTGACCCAGCAGCCGATGATACATGGAACCTAAAAGACCCACATAGCGGCGAGGTGCGTGATACAGTTTCGGCTCGTGAATTGTGGCAGCGTATACTTGAGATTCGCATGATGACTGGTGAACCATATCTACATTTCATTGATACAAGTAATGCAGCAATGCCAGAGTTTCAAAAGAAATTAGGCTTATCAATTAAACAATCTAATTTGTGTAGTGAAATTATTTTACCAACAGATAAAGAGCGCACAGCTGTATGTTGTTTATCTTCAGTTAATTTGGAGTATTACGATGAATGGAAATCTGACCCATTATTTCTGCGTGATGTTGCCGAGATGCTTGATAATGTGCTTCAGTATTTTATTGACAATGCTCCTGATGCTATTGCTCGTGCAAAGTATAGTGCCGAGCGAGAGCGTTCTATTGGTATTGGTGCTCTTGGGTTCCATGCTTACCTGCAGCGTAACAATATTGCTTGGGAATCTGCTTTGGCCACATCAGCCAACAACAAAATCTTCAAACACATTAGAGCTTATTTGGATCAAGCAAACATATACCTTGGTAAACAAAGGGGTGAAGCTCCTGATGCTAAAGGTACCGGTCTACGCTTTAGTCATATGCTCGCTATTGCTCCTAATGCTAGTTCATCCATCATCATGGGTAATACAAGCCCTTCTGTTGAGCCTTTTCGGGCTAATGCTTATAGACAAGACACATTAAGTGGTGCATATCTAAACAAAAACAAATATCTGGACAAAATCATACAGGAGAAATGCGACAATGACAAAAGCCTTGACTACAATGAGATTTGGTCATCAATCATCGCAAATGATGGATCCGTTCAACACCTCAACTTTCTGGATGAGTGGCAGAAAGATGTGTATAAGACCTCTATGGAAATTGACCAAAGATGGGTGGTGGACCATGCAGCTAACAGACAAAGTTACATTGACCAAGCGCAATCTATCAATCTCTTTTTTAGACCAGATGTTAATGTAAAATATCTCCATGCAGTTCATTTTCAAAAGAAAAAATATAATCTAACAGAAGATAGAACACACTTTAAACCATTTTCATATCCATGGGCATATGAAGCATGGTTGAAACATGAGCAAGCCCACTGGCTTCACTCGGAAGTTCCTATGTTAGAGGATGTAAAAGATTGGAAAAATAAATTAAACAAAGAAGAAAAACAATTTCTTACACACATTTTCCGTTTCTTCACACAAGGTGACATTGATGTTGCTGGTGGTTATGTAAAGAATTATTTGCCATATTTTCCACAACCAGAAGTTCGTATGATGCTTCTTGGCTTTGCTGCAAGAGAGGCACTTCATGTGGCTGCTTATTCACATTTAATTGAAACATTGGGTTTACCAGAGACAATGTATAATCAGTTTATGGAATACGATGCGATGAGGCAGAAACACGATTATGTATTAGATATCTCTGGTAAAAATACAACAAAAGAAAACACGGCCACACATATCGCTGTATTCTCTGCATTTACTGAAGGTATGCAGTTGTTCAGTTCATTTATTATGTTACTGAATTTCCCACGCCATGGTAAGATGAAAGGCATGGGCCAGATTGTTACATGGTCTATTGTTGATGAAACCATGCACACCGAATCCATGATTAAGTTGTTTAAAACTTATATCCATGAAAATAATGAAATTTGGAATGATACACTCAAAGCACAAATCTATACCATTGCAACACGAATGGTTGAATTAGAAGATAAGTTTATTGATTTAGCATTTGAAATGGGTCAAATGGAAAACCTTACGCCAGAAGATGTAAAGCAATACATTCGTTACATAGCTGACCGTAGATTGATTTCTATGGGCATGAAAGGTATTTTTAAAGTTAAAAAGAATCCTTTGCCATGGGTTGAAGAAATGATTAACGCACCAATACATGGTAATTTCTTTGAGAATCGTGTTACGGACTACGCAAAAGGCGCTCTGTCTGGAACATGGGACGATGTATGGGGTAAAGCCGCATAATTTTGTGTGCAAATGCAACATACATAGTAAAAGCAGAGGAGTTTTACTATGATTGACAAAAAACAATTAGCAGAAGCATTACAAAAAGAGTGGTCTGAAAGTATTCGTTGGCGTGGTATCAAACGCAATTATACAGCAGAAGATGTTGTAAGATTGTATGGTTCGGTTGATGAGCAGTTTACATTGGCGGCTCGTGGTGCCAGTAGATTATGGACAGACCTACATAATGAACCATTTGTAAATGCGCTAGGTGCCTTAACTGGTATGCAGGCACTACAACAGGCAAAGGCTGGTTTAAAGGCCATCTATTTGTCTGGTTGGCAGGTGGCAGCCGATGCAAATATGGCAGGTGAAATGTATCCTGACCAATCTTTGTATCCTGCTTATAGTGTACCAAAAGTTGTTGAGAAAATCAACAACACATTTCGGCGTGCTGACCAAATCCAATGGATGGAAGGCGTAGGTGATGTAGATTATTTTGTGCCAATTGTTGCTGATGCAGAGGCAGGATTTGGCGGTGTTCTTAATGCATTTGAATTAATGAAGCAAATGATTCGTGCAGGCGCCGCAGGAGTTCATTTTGAGGATCAACTTGCATCGGTCAAAAAGTGTGGCCACCTCGGAGGAAAAGTATTGGTTCCAACGAGAGAAGCAATTAATCGTACCAGACCAGGTCTGGAACAAGCCATAAGTAGAGGACTGGCTTATGCACCTTACGCTGATTTAGTATGGTGTGAAACCGGGAAACCTGATTTAGAGTATGCAAAGAAATTTGCAGAAGCAATTCACAAAGAGTTTCCTGGTAAGATGTTGTCATATAATTGCTCACCTTCATTCAATTGGAAGAAAAATTTAGATGATGAAACGATTGCAAATTTCCAAAAGGAATTGGGTGCCATGGGTTATAAATTTCAGTTTGTTACTCTTGCTGGCTTCCACTCTATTAATGCTGGAATGTTTAGGCTTGCTTCTGGATATCGTGAACGAAATATGTCGGCGTTTGTTGAATTACAAGAACAAGAGTTTGATTTACAAAAAGAAGGATTTACCGCTGTCAAACATCAACGAGAGGTTGGAACTTCATATTTTGATGCCGTTACAACTACAATTGAGGCGAACTCTTCTACGACTGCGATGAAAAATTCTACTGAAACGGAACAATTTCACTAATGTTTGCACTTACCTTAATTATGACTTGTTTTTTAGGCTATCAAGTTTTTATGCCTCAAGTAAACAATGCTAAATACACTTTCAACATTGATAGCGAAGGCACCATCATTCGTATGAACACGCAAGATGGTACAATGGAAAAATGTGACAAAAACCTAGTATGTAAAGGAGAAAAATGAAACTCTATATTTTTATTGCGTTGGTCATTGCCATTGTAGTGCCAGCCGCATACGCACAAAAAACACCACAAGGTGTAACATATGATGCACAAATTGTAAGAATAAACGATGGTGATACGGTTGTAATTGCAGCACCATTTCTACCACAACCATTGAAACCTGAATTGGCGGTTCGTATCTTTGGTGTTGATACTCCAGAGAAAGGCCACAGAGCTCAATGCCCACAAGAGGACCAAAGAGGCCGTGCAGCTACTGACTTTACAAAAAATGTTGTAGCGGCTGCACAGAAACGCCAAGTGGTTCTGTATGGCTGGGATAAATTTGGTGGTCGTGTTCTTGGTGATATCATTCTGAACGGCCAATCACTACGCACGATGCTAATTCAAAATGGTTTTGCTCGTGAATATTATGGTGATGCAAAACAATCATGGTGTAACTAATGGCAACATTACATCATATTTGCGATGAGTGTGGTTCTGATTTCACACTTAAATACGATGAAGAGCAAACCGAATCAGACCCTCAAAATTGTCCATTCTGCGGCGCCTACATACTAGAAGATATGGATAATGTTGAGGACGATGAGTGACTTGGTACTTTCATAATACAACCACAGAGTTCAAAGAAGAAAATATAGGCCATGCTTTCGGCATGGTCTATCTCATTACACACATAAAAACTGGTAAAAAATATGTGGGTAAAAAGTTTTTCACCAAAGCCAAAACAAAACAAGTAAAAGGTAAAAAGAAACGAAGCCGAGTTAAATCGGATTGGGAAAGTTATTGGGGAAGTAACAAAGAATTACAAGAAGAAGTAAAGAAAAATGGTGAAAGTGAATACACCAGAGAGATATTACACCTCTGTAATACTCGGAGTGAATGTTCTTATTATGAAACCTGGGAGATATTTACCAGACACGCATTACTGTCTGATAATTACTGGAATGCTTGGGTGAGTTGTAGAATTAGGAAGGACCACCTAATTAAGCTTTAGCTTTATCATTCAACGGCAGCACCAATACTTATAAGATTTTTGGCGTTTTACCTCACTCACCAGGTAAAAATTTAGCACATTTGCCTCATTTATGTTGCGTTGCGTCATATAATGTTACTACATACTCCTGTGATGCTTAAGGAGGTCACAGAATATGCTAACTAAACTTAAATCTTTCCTAACAATTATTTGGGATTCTGTAATTGAGGCGCAAGAAAAGCGTGCCGAGTATTACAGAAAAACAGGTAAGAAGTTCATGGAATAACCACTCGCTTAACAAGGAGAATCAAATGTTTGACTATACCAAAATGACTATGAAACCAGAGCAAATTCAGGATACCGTTGAGAAGTCCAAAGATTTCGCTATCAAAACCGTTGAATTTAACAACACCATTGCCAAAGAATCCCTCAAATTCTTCAATGATGTAACCGATAAATACTTCTATACCTACACGGCCAAGGTTGCAGAGGCCGTCAACCAAGGTTCGGAGTATGCAAAAGAATTCATCAAAACAGGCACCGTTAAATCGCTATACACAAATAGCGCAAAAAACTAAATCTTGGCATCCAGTTGCAAGAAACGGCTGGATTATCAAGTTTTCTATTTTTGACGGGAATAACTTTTTAATTACTGTTATTTCGCAATACACCGGGCAGGCGATAATCCGACATTTTACAGATGAGGATATCGCCTGTTCTTTTATTAATTTCATACAAGACCTAGACGCCGAGCAGGTTGTAGAATTATAAATAGAGTATCAGATTTTATAATTCGTAGGAGCTCAAATTGCCCTTAACAAAAGTAACGGCGGGAGTTATCGCTGCCAACGCAGTCGTAGATTCATTTGGAAGCCAATCCATCACAGGCGATAAACTTGGCCTGACGGCTATCAACGCAAACAATATTGTAGATGGCACAATCACGGCTGCAAAGTTAGCTCCTGGCACTGCTCTCTCAAATGGTCAATTATCCGTTGTCACTGCTGGTCTTGCTGTAATTCCAGATTCGCCAGCAACAATAACTCCATATAAAATTTTAGGGCAAGTTCAAGTTGGAGGATCAACATTTGGAAATACGACAACAAATGTATATGTTGTTCCTGCTTCAACTCAAACTGTCGTAAAAACAATTGCCATTACAAATCAATCTGCTAATACGGTATCCGTTGATTTTTTTGCTAGATTAAACACACAAGCTTTAAGTAATCAACATTATCTTGTAAGGTCGTTTAATCTTACCGGAGCGGATACACTTCTGTTAGAACCAAATATAACAATGAATGCTTCTTCAATTCTTGCTGCTAACATAATTGGAGCAAATGCAAATACATCAAATGTAACGGTTAATGCTTTTGGTGTGGAGATAATCTAATGCCAAATTCTTTAAAAATTTTAGGACAGGTAAATCCTTCGGCAAATGCACAAACAAATGTTTATGTTGTACCAGCATCTACCGCAGCTTTTGTAAATTCAATAAACATAACAAATTTAGGTTCAACAAATGCTTCATACAGTATCATTGTTGTTCCTTCTACTGATAACTCTAGTTCGCCATTGCCAAAGCACTTTGTGATAAGAGGAGCTTCTTTACCAGGTGACGATGAAGCATTACTAGATTTTGTTATGACATTGCCAGCAGGAACAGTTCTTGCGGCGAATAGCAATCAAAGTATAGCAATTTCAGCATTTGGTGTGGAGATAACATAATGCCAATTAGATTTCTTGTCAATCAAAGTTCTAACGAAGGAAAAACAGTAAGACCAACAGGCTATAAATTTCCTGTTGGACTGTCTGGTTTAGCATCAAATGCAACAGTAGATTATATCGTAGTTGCTGGCGGAGGCGGCGGCGGTGCTGGTGGTGGCGGCGCCGGAGGATTTACAACTGGATCATTAACATTTACAAATAGTTCAAGCTCAAGTATAAAAATTGGAGCAGGAGGCCCAGGATGCACTTCTGGTGTTGATATTAGAGGTTCAAACGGTAGCTTTTCTTTTATAAACACCGCAGTTGGAGTTGTGTTAACTTCTAGCTCAGGTGGCGGCGGCGGAGGTTCTTATAGCGCACCAACCAGAGGATCAGCTGATGGTTCAGCTGGAGGATCTGGTGGCGGCGGCGGAGTTTTTCCTGGACCTGCAGCTCCAGTCAATGGTGGTACTGGAACTCCAGGTCAAGGAAATAATGGAGGAGCCGGCCTACAATATGACGGTTCGGGTGGATATAGCCCAGGAGGCGGCGGTGGAGCTGGAGCTGCTGGCGTAGCTGGAGTTTTTGGACCTGCTCCAGCTTCAGGAAATGGTGGTATAGGAATAATATCTTCTATTACAGGCACATCACTATATTGGGCTGGCGGCGGTGGCGGCGGTGGACAGCATGATAGTCCATTAAACCCGAATGGAGTTGCAGGAAATGGTGGTTTAGGTGGAGGAGGCGGCGGTGCTGAATATGGCCCAGGAACTCTTCCTGCAAACAGCGGAGCTGTTGGCCGGCATGGAGTTGGAGGCAACTCGGCATTTAATACAGCGGGAAGTGGATCACGAAATGGACCTGGACCCGCTGGTAATGGCGGTGCTGGCGGAACAAATACTGGCGGTGGCGGTGGCGGCAATGGAATTTCTGTTTATACTGGAGGTTCTGGAGGAAGCGGCATTGTAGTTATTCGCTATAACGATAGTGAGGGCCAAAAAGCAACCGGCGGTACAGTAACAACTTCTCCAGGTTACATAATTCACACTTTTACTGGAGATGGTAATTTTAATACCAATACAAACTGGACTGGATCACAATACTCTATAAACTAGCACAATAAATATAATACTCAAGGAATCACTTAATGCCATTACAACAAGTCACAGGAAATGAGATAGCCGCAGGGAGTATTGTTGGGTCCGATATAGCTGACGCAACAATCACGGCTGCAAAGTTAGCTCCTGGCGCTGCAATTTCCAACGGTCAACTTTCGGTCGTTTCTTCTGCGGTTGGCGTTATTCCTGATTCAGCTGCTGGTCGCCTTCCATACAAAATTCTAGGTCAAGTGCAACCAACAGCAAATGTTCTTACTACCATCTATACGGTACCTGCAGCTACAAATACAATGGTCACCACAATTACTGTATGCAATCAAAGTGCAAATACAGTATCAGTCAATGTAGCTGCAAACCTAAGTGGTTCAGCAGTAGCAACAAGAAACTTTATTGTAACAAGTTATGCTCTTGGTGCCGCAGAAACATTGGTGCTAGAACCAAGAATTTCACTTAATGTTGGTTCAATTCTTTCAGCAAACATTACAGGTGCAAATGCTACAAATGCAAATGTTTCTGTCAATGCTTATGGTGTGGAGATAATCTAATGCCAAATATTCATACAATTCTTGGTCAGATTAATCCAACTGCCAATACACAAACAAATGTCTATGTGGTACCAGCATCCACCGCAGCTGTTGTAAACGCAATTCATGTAGATAATACCGGTGATGCAAATGCTTCATATAGTATTATTGTTGTTCCTTCTACGGACAATTCCAGTTCACCATTACCAAGACACTTTGTAATGCGTGGTTCTATTGCTCCTTCTGGAGATACAGTTATACTAGATTTTCCTTTAACATTGCCAGCTGGTACGGTTGTAGCAGCCAATACAAATAATGGTAGCTTGGCAATCTCAGCTTTTGGCGTGGAGATATCATAATGCCGATTCGTTTTCTTAATGTTCCAAATTCAGATAGCTTACGCTCATCACGGCCAACAGGCTACAAATTTCCAACAGGATTAAATGCTGCAATTCCAGCAAATACTGTTGTTGATTATGTTGTAGTTGCTGGCGGCGGCGGCGGCGGAGCTAATCATGGCGGCGGCGGAGGTGCTGGTGGATTCAGTCAAGGATCTAATTTTTCTTTATCAAAATCAACTTCATATTCTATTGTTGTTGGTGCTAGTGGACCTGGAGGTACTAATCCAACTCCTGTTTCGGTAAGTGGTTCTTATTCTTTTATTAATGTTGCATCAACAACAGCTTTAGTTACATCTATTGGTGGTGGCCGAGGCGGCCAAAGCCTAAGCGCAGCATCAAGTGGTGGCTCAGGTGGCGGCGGAGCTGGAGAAATTTCTCCTGGCGTATCTCCATCTGGCGGTCCTGGAACTCCTGGACAAGGAAATAATGGTGGAAATGGAATTGGAGCTGGAAACAGCGGCGGCGGTGGCG